TGCCAAATTATATAGCAAAAAGTCTAAGGTCTTCAAAGTTTAGTCAAAAAGTGGTACAATCCAAGAAATTGTACAACCGTAAAAAGGATAATAATGGCGACTTCAGGAACTACTAGTTTTGACCTATCTATAGAAGAAATAATACAAGAAGCTTATGAAAGATGCGGCATGACTACAACTAGTGGTCATAGTTTAAAATCTGCAAGAACAAGCTTAAATTTATTATTTGCAGAATGGGCTAATAGGGGTATTCATTTATGGAAAGTTGCTTTACATGAAAATGCTCTAGTTTCAGGACAAGCTGAATACAGTGTTAGTGCCGGTGTAAGTGATGTTTTAGAAGCTTTTGTATCTTCCACTGCTGCAGCATCAAATAATGCAAACACACAAGATGTGTCTCTTACAAAAATTGATAGATCTGCATATGCAGCTTTACCAAACAAATTAGCTACAGGACAACCTTCACAATACTATGTTGAAAGAGAAACAACTCCAAAAATTTATCTTTATCAAGCACCAGATTTAAATACTTACACTACTTTAAAATATTATGTAATAAAAAGAATAGAAGATGCTGGTGTTTATACAAATGAAGCTGATGTAGTTTTTAGATTTTTACCATGTATGGTTGCAGGATTAGCTTATTATTTAGCTATGAAAAATGCACCTCAATTAGTGCAACAGAATAAATTAATTTATGAGGATCAATTAAAAAGAGCGTTGGATGAAGATGGCCAAAGAGCTTCAACATACATTACTCCACAATCTTTTTATCCTAGTGGAGTATAACTATGGCAAAATACGCAACAGGTAAAAGATCACAAGCAATTTCAGATAGATCAGGTATGGCTTTTCCATATACTGAAATGGTTAAAGAATGGAATGGTTCACTTGTTCATATATCTGAATTTGAACCTAAACATCCTCAAATTAGAAGAAGACATAATACAGCTGATGCGATTGCTTTACAAAATACAAGAAACATGAAGTTTCAACAACCATCAGTAAAATTTTCAAATGATGTTACAATATCAGATTCTGGAGGAGCATCTGTTGGGGTAGCAAATTTATCATTACCTGGAGACTTTGCTTTTATAACACAAGGAACTTCAGCTATGAAACCTGCAGATCCTTCTTTACAAAATAGAAGAAGAGAACTTCTTTCTAATATAGGTCAAGTGGAGGTAAGTATTTCATAATGGCAATAACACATTCAAATTTTTTAACACAAGTTAGAAACTACACAGAGGTTTCAAGTAATGTTTTATCTGATTCACAGATACAAGAATTTATAAGAAACGTTGAATTAGATGTTGCAGGCAAAGTTGATTATGACGATTTAAGAAAATATGCTACTTCAGTTTTTACTGCTGGTAATAGAGCAGTAAGTATGCCGTCAGATGTTTTAGTTCTAAGATCTGTGGAACATCTTGATTCAAGTGGTAATAGAACTTTTTTAGAAAAAAGAGATACAAGTTTTATATCAGAGTTTAACGGAACTGGAGCACAAGGACAACCAAAGTATTATGCTAATTGGGACGAATTTAATATTATAGTAGCACCTGTTCCAGCTGCCGCAGATACAGTTCAAATAAATTACATAAAAGACCCACCTGAATTTACTTCTACTAATCAAACATACTTAGCTAAATATCAAGAATCTATGTTATTACATGGTGTGCTTACAGAGTGTTTTAGATTTTTAAAAGGCCCCATGGATATGTACAATCTATATGAAAAGAAGTACAATGAAGAAGTACAGAATTTTGCCCTACAACAAATGGGTAGAAGAAGACGAGCTGAGTATGACGATGGGGTTCCAAGAATAAAAATTCCTAGTCCTACTCCAAACACAAATTAATAAGGAGGCCAATTATGGCAATAACAACAAATGCAATATGTGATTCTTTTAAAAAAGAATTACTACAAGGAAAGCATGACTTTGATACATCTTCTGACACATATAAGTTAGCGATGTATACAAGTTCTGCAACTTTAGGTAAATCAACTACAAACTATGCAACTGCAAACGAAGTATCATCACCAAACTATTCAGCTGGTGGTGGAACTCTTGTAAACCAAGGTGTAAAAGTTTCATCATCTGTAGCTATTACAGATTTTGCTGATTTATCTTTTCAAAACGTAACTCTTACTGCAAGAGGTGCTTTAATCTACAACACAACAACTGACGGTGGATCAAACACTACTGACGCTGTTGCTGTATTAGATTTCGGTGGTGACAAGACTGCAACTTCTGGAACATTTACAATTCAGTTCCCTGCATTCACAACATCTGCTGCAATTTTAAGATTAGCATAATAATTATGGGAGCCCGATCTAGTGTCATTCACAACTTTTACTGTTACAGTATCTAACCCTGGATCGGGTAACAAATATTATATAGATGGAGCTTTACAAGCTACTGTACCTTTAGCTTATGGAGCTACCTATCGTTTTGATCAATCAGATTCTTCAAACGCAAGCCATCCTTTAAGATTTTCATTAACCTCTGATGGCACACACAACTCTGGGTCAGAGTATACAACAGGTGTAACTTATGTTGGAACTCCAGGTCAAGCTGGAGCCTACACACAATTTGTTGTAACAGAAGTTGGTCCTCCAGCGACAATGTATTATTATTGTTCAAACCATTCAGGCATGGGTGGAGCTGCAAATCTAACAGCAAATTCTTGGGGTGGTTTATCTTGGGGTAGTGGTCCTTGGAGTGATCAAGGTCAAATTGATTTATCAGCTACAGGACAATCTTTAACTTCAAGTATTGGAAGTTTACAATCAGTAACAGGAAATGCTATCGTTCAACCGAGTGGACAACAGCTTAGTTCATCACAAGGAACTACTGTTGGAGGAACTTCAGCAGCAGTTTCAGTAACTGGAAATTTAGAATCTTTAGGTGTAGGTCAAGCTGTAGTAGGGATTGGAGCAGTTACTTCAGGTATTTCCATGACTTCAAGTATTGGAGCAGCAACAGTAGATGAAACCACTCTTACAGGAGAAGGTTGGGGAAGAGCAGCATGGGGAGAATTTGCATGGGGTGTAAACTATTCAGTTGCTTTAACAGGGCAATCTTTAACATCGTCTATTGGAAATGAAACAGCATTTACAGATGTAACTGTTGGAGTCACAGGCCAATCAATGACTTCTACACAAGGGTTAATATCTCTAAAAGGTGATTTTGGTATCGTTGTTTTTGCTGCAGAAGATCAATTAGATTTCACAATAGGAACATTAAGTTTCGATGCGGATGCAAATGTAACAGTTTCTGGAACATCCATGACATCATCACAAGGAAATACCACAGGTGGATTAAAAACACCTGTAGATGTGACGGGTATACAGGGAACCTTCAGTCAAGGAAATATATCTCTTGTTCAAACAACGATAGAACCCGTAACAGGTATTGCAGCAACAATGTCTCTTGGAACTCATGCTGAAATTCCGGGTCAAATAATAGGAGTTTCAGGATTATCTATTACATCATCTTTAGGAGAAGAGGGGCCAATAACAGGGGATGCAACGGTCATTCCTACAGGTATACAATTGACAGGATCTACGGGAAGCCCTAATATAACTGCATGGTCTGAGATAGATTTGGGAGTATCTAACACATGGACGGTAGTTGATTTAGCTGCTTAGTTAATGTAAAATATAAAATTATTAAGGAGAATTTTTTATGGCATCAAGTTATTCAAGCGATCTAAAACTAGAGCTAATGGTAACCGGTGAAAACGCTGGTACATGGGGTGATAAAACAAACACAAATTTAAATTTAGTACAACAAGCAATTGCTGGTTTTGAACAAGTAACTTTATCCAGCGGTGGAACATTAGCACTTGTAATGTCAGATGGTGCTTTATCTAACGCAAGAAATTTAGTTATCAAATTCGCCACTGCAACAATTGCAGCAAGCACAGTTTGTACTATTCCAGATTCAATAGAAAAATTTTATATATTTGATTGCACAGGACTAACAAATCCTACAAACCTTACAATCAAAACTGCTTCAGGAACAGGATTTTCTCCTGATGCTGCAAAAATTTACGCAGCTTATTCTGACGGGACAAATTTAAATGAAGTATCATTAGATACTTTAGGAGGCACAGTGGCTGCAGCTCAAATTGCTAGTGATGCTGTAACAACTGCTAAGATTGCTGATGATGCTGTGACTTCAGCCAAAATCGCTGATGATGCTGTTGTAACGGCTGCAATCGCAGACGATGCTGTAACCCAAGCTAACATTGCAGACGATGCTGTTGGTGCAGATCAATTAGCAAACACATCTGTTTCTGCAGGATCTTACACAACGGCAAACATAACAGTTGATGCTCAAGGAAGATTAACTGCTGCTTCATCAGGGGCAGGAGGAGATGGTGCATTTATGCCAAACTTGATTACTGCAGGACCTGCAAGTGGTACTTACACATCACCCGCTAACGCTTCTAAATATTATGCTTATGCTTTTGCAGGAGGCGGTGGCTCTGGTGGTGGAATGGATCCAAACGGTGCAACAGGGGGACAAGGAGGAAATGGTGGCTTTGGTTTTTATACAGGATCTATTCAAGCAAGCACAGGTTATCCGTACTCAGTTGGAGGCGGTGGAAATGGTGGTAACCAATCGCAACCAAGAGGAAATTCAGGAGGTTCTGGAGGAGCAACATCATTAGGATCTTTATTTACAGTGAATGGTGGTGGTGGCGGACAAGGAGCAGGTCCCGGAGGTCAAAACGGTAGTAATGGATCAGACGGAAGCGCACCAGGCGCTACTAACAGTTTACCTTCTAGGAATTATATTTTTGGTGAGTTATTAGGTGAAGGTTCAAACACAGCAGGTTATCGTAATAGTCCTGCAAATGGGCAAGCTGGAAATAGAGGCGGTTTAACAGTTTATGATAATGGTAATTAATTATGGCTTATTTTATATATAACGGAAATAATATAATATATATTGCAGCAAATGATTCTGATAAAAATTGTTTGCCACTTGTAGATAGCTATACTGTAAAAGATGTTTCAGATAGTGATTTTCAAAAAGTAAAAAAACAAACTTCACAAACATATTTAAACGGTGATAATGTTGTTATAGAGGACTGTGAACAAACAGCTTCACGTTATGAAAATGAAAATGATTTAAAAAGCTATCATGAAAATGTAATTGCAAAAATTAATGTTTTTCTTTCAGTTTCAAGTAATTCTTCTAAATCTATTTATAGTTCGATAGAAAACTATAAAACTTATTTAGAGGGTTTTGATTACAATTCTATTACATTACCAACTACAAAAACTTGGGAAGAATATTGTGCAGATAATTCAATAACATACATAAGTCCTTTACAAATTCCTTAATTTTTGTAATCTAGGACATGTTCGAAAAAACGATTGAATTTATCGCACCCGAAGAATATATAAAAAATCATCAAGATTTACTACCAACACCAATTAAATTAAACATACCTGAATGGTACAAAAAATTAAAACATCATGTTAATAAAAAAACTGTAAAAGGTTGTATGCCTTTTTTAGATACCCTAGTTACAGGATATCTTTTAAAACTTCCAACTGATTTTTATATTGGACATAATATAGAAATTGATGGTAGAAAAGCAACTCATATAATTGCACCGCATCCTTTTTCTAATAGCTTAGGAAAACATATTAATATTAATTATGAAGATTCTAGAGAATATCACGAAACCTTTCAAATGGAAGAAAGTCCATTAGTAAATAAAAATAAAAATTTACCTTTTCATAAAATTATGAATCCATGGACTATTAAAACCCCACCTGGTTATTCTTGTCTTTTTGTGCCTCCTCTGAATAATAGAGACGATCGATTTGAAATTATATCTGGTATTGTTGATACAGATACTTTTGAAACAGAAATTAATTTTCCAATAGTTATAAATGGTGATAAGTATCCAAATTTAAAAACTAATTTAAAAGTTGGAACACCTTACGTGCAAATAATACCTTTTAAGAGAGAGGCTTGGAAAATGAAAATAAAAAATAGAGATGAAAAAAAATACAATGAATCTAGATTTTTTCAAAATACATATATTCTTGATAATTATAAAAAAAAATATTGGTATAAAAAATCATGGAAATAAAAGATAGACTACACGACTACATAAAAATATTTGATAATTTTATCCCTATAAATGCTTTAGATGTACTAACTAAAGTATGTAAGAACCACAAGAACTTTAATGAAGGAGAAATAATAAAACACTCTGGAAAAGTTTTGACTGATATAGAATCTAGAAATGTAAAGATATGGGAGTTACAAAATTTAAACACAAATAATTATACACAAATTTATTGGTCTTCATATTTTGTATACACATTTAAGGAGGCTATTAAAAAATACGATGAGTGTTTTAAACTTAATTCTTCTTACGAAATTCTTGATATACAAATATTAAAATATACTCCAGGAGGGCATTATCAATTTCATGTAGATAGTGGTACTCATACTCCAAGAACATTAAGTTGTATTTTTTTTATTAATGACGATTATGAGGGAGGAGATTTATTATTTAGATTTCCAAATCAAAAGGAAACAATTAATGTTGATAAAATAAAAAATAGAATGATAGTTTGGCCTAGTAATTTTTTATATCCTCATTCAGTTTCACCCGTTACTAAAGGAGAAAGGTATTCAGTGGTATCATGGTCAAAATAAGAGAAGATTTTAAATTTAAAAAAATAAAAAATTTTTTTAATCAAGATGAGCTTAAATTTTTAACAACTTATATTGATATAAAAAATAGAATAAGTTTTGATAATTTTGATCAAGCAAAGGATTGGGGTCAAGGCTTTTATGGAGATCCAATAATGGAATCAATGTTATTAAATAAAAAAGATTTAATGAGTAAAGAATGTGGTCTAGAACTTTTACCAACATATAGTTTTTGGAGATTGTATACTAAATACCAATACCTTCCTAAACACAAAGATAGACCGTCTTGTGAAATTAGTGTAACAGCATGTATAATGAATGATGGCACAGAATGGCCAATATACGTAGATGGAAATCCTGTTGTTTTAAATCCAGGTGATGCGTGCATTTATCTAGGTTGTGAATCTTTACATTGGAGAGAAGAATTTCAAGGAGATCACAATGCACAAGTCTTTCTTCACTATGTCGATAAAAATGGTCCAAAGTCAGAATTTTATCTAGACAAAAGAGTTTTTTGGGGTACACAAGCTGTATGATTTTTAATCAAAAAAAAGATGGATCTTGTGATTTAGTGTTTGATGATAATGAAATAAAAATACTTAATAAGTATAAAAAACTTCATTTAAGTCCAGAATTTACAAGACACTTTAGTAATACGCTTTTTAAAATAGTTCATGATCTTACTGTCAATTTAGATGATAAAACACAACAATTGCAGACAACTGAACGAATGGATATTGTTGGTGAAAAACCCAAGGATATTTAAAAGCTGAGATATATAAGGTATAATACAATATGCCTCTAACAAAAGTAAATATAGCCCCTGGATTTAATAAACAAGTCTCACAAACTGGTGCAGAAGGCCAATGGACTGATGGTGACTTTGTAAGATTTAGATATGGATTACCTGAAAAAATAGGGGGATGGGAACAACTTTTAGAAAGCACATTAATTGGTGCAGCAAGAGAACAGTTTGTATGGGCTGATTTAGATGGTAGAAAATATGCTGCGATAGGAACTAATAAAGTATTAGTGATTTATTATGAAGGAGCTTTTTTTGACATAACCCCTTTAGGTACAGCTTTGACTAGTTGCACTTTCGATACAGTAAATACTTCAGCGACTGTTACTGTTAACAAAGCAGCTCACGGTTTAGAACCTGGAGATATATTTTTATTTTCATCTGTAACACCTCCAACAGGGGCAGGTTATGTTGCATCCGATTTTGAAACAAATCCTTTTCAAGTTATTACTGTTCCAAATAGTGATGAGTTTACAATTACAATGGCTAGCGCAGCAGGGACAACGGTCAACGGATCAGGATCAGCAACAGTTACTCCTTATATAAAACCAGGAGCTTTGGGTTCAACATTTGGATTTGGTTGGGGTACAGGTCTGTGGGGTGGTGGTCAACAAGTATTTAGCACACTTAACGGAGCGTTACTAGACGATACTGCTGGAACAGGAGGTTCAGGAACATCTGTTACTCTCGCCTCTACAACAGGATTTCCATCAACAGGCACAATAAAAGTTGGAGCAGAATTTATTTCTTACACAGGTATTTCATCTAACGACCTCACTGGTATTACAAGAGCTGCAGCGGGGACAAGATCAGCACATTCAAGTGGAGCAGGCGTAGAAGTATTTACAGGATGGGGAATTGAATCATTATCTCAAACCTTAACAACGGATCCTGCATCTTGGTCATTAGATAATTTTGGTGAACAACTTATTGCTACTATAAAAAATGGTCAATCTTTTTCTTGGAACCCAATTAATTCAAATTCAAATGCTCTTAACACAAGAGCTACAATAATTTCAAACGCACCTACAAAATCTGTTATGTCTTTGGTATCAGACAGAGATAGACATTTAATTATGTTGGGAACAGAAACAACTATAGGAGATACCTCAACACAAGATAAACTTTTTATAAGATTTTCCGATCAAGAAAATATAAGTGATTATACACCTACTTCAGTAAACACTGCGGGAACATTTAGAGTAGACCAAGGAACTAAAATTGTAGGTGCTGTTCAAGGTAAAGATTATACTTTTATTTTAACAGACAATGCTGCGTATGTAATGCAGTTTGTAGGACCACCTTTTACTTTTTCTATTAGACAAGTGGGTTCTAATTGTGGGTGTATTGGTCAACATGCTATGAAATATGTTAATGGTGCAGTTTATTGGATGGGTGAGTCCGGAGGATTTTTTGTGTTTGATGGTACAGTAAAATCATTACCATGTGCGGTAGAAGATTTTGTATTTACAACTAAAAATGGTAATAATCTTGGTGTAAATTATTCTGCTGGTGAAGCAGTGTATGCAGGTTTGAATCATTTATATGAAGAGATTTGTTGGTACTATCCACAAGCAACATCTGATTTTAATGATCGATATGTATGTTATAATTATCAAGATAGAACTTGGGTGACCGGCTCTCTTTCAAGAACCACTTGGGTTGATGCAAATCTTTATGAAAATCCATATGCAACAGAATTTACTTCAACAGGTGTTGGTAGTTTTCCAACTGTTCAAGGTGTTACAAACATTAATGGGTCAACAAAATATTTTGAACATGAGAAGGGTGTCAATGAAGTTGACACAGCTGGTAACAAGACTGCGATACCCGCTTTTATTGAATCAGGAGATTTTAGTTTAAATCCTGATGGCACCAATGCTGAATTTTTTATGAGTATGAGAAGATTTGTGCCTGATTTTAAAACCATACAAGGTAATGCTCAAGTAACAATTTTGCTAAGGGACTTTCCAAGTGATACAGAAGCATCGTCTCCTTTAGGACCATTTACGGTCACCGGATCAACAAAAAAAGTAGACACAAGAGCAAGAGCTAGATTTGCTAGTTTAAAAATTGCAAATACATCTACTGATGAAAATTGGCGTTTTGGAACTTTTAGAGCTGATGTACAATTAGATGGAATGAGGGGATAATGGAACCAGATTTTTTTGCACCAGGTGATCAACAATATCAAATGGTTAATGAACCGTTAGTAGGTATTGCTCCACTTGTTGAAGAAAGACCTTTACCTTTACCTGACTTAAAACAAATTGCAGGTAACGTTATAAAAAATAAAGCTTTAGAATATGCAGCTGGAAAATTAGGTGTAAATGCAGCAAAAGCTACAGGCATATTGTCGGTTTTAGGAATGGGTTCAAATGTGTTTGCACCTCTTGCAGCAGTATCTGCACTATCAGGAAGATCTTTAGGTATTTCAGATTATTTAGCAAATAAGCGTGCACAAAAAGAAATGCAAAAACAACAAACCATGAGTGATGCTGCATCAATTACTAATAGAATTCAGGGTCAGATAACTCCTCAAGATATAATAGATGATAGGGGTAGAGGCCAAATGCCTTCAAGAACAACCTCAGCACCAGCACCAACAAGACAAGCTAGACAAACATCAGGTATAGGTGGCTTACATTCAGGATATTAAATGGCAAGAGTAGATATAGTAATTCCAGAACCTACACCAAAGTACACTGAGGAAAATCAAAGACAAGTAACTCAGTCTTTACGAACAATGCAAGATAAGTTAAACACTAGCTATCAACAAGAACTTAAAAATGAACAGGATGCTTTTAATTATTTTTTATCATGACAATACGATACAAAAACCAAGGTTTTAAACAAGCTAGC